TGACCTTCAAGCCAGTGTTGCAAGCAACGTGGCTCATATGTTTCACTTCCACCAATAAGAACTTGATTAGAAGAGGATGCCGTAAGTTTACGGAACGTGTGGGTAGCTTCATCTCCACAAACAGAACAAATTCCTGTTAGTTTATAAACGTTGTTTGCAATCGTTAAGAGATGCGGCATGGAACCAAATGGACGCCCATCGCTATCCATGTCAAGTCCTACAGCTACAACATCAATCCCACGAGACAGATATTCATGTACCGACTCTTTACAAAGGGTTGTAAAGAACTGTGCTTCATCGATTAATAGCAAATCAATTTCATCCAACTCAACAACATAAAGAGAGTCACCAACTCCAAGTCTTCTAACTTTATGACCTGTTGTTTGTTGAAGAGAAGTTCCATCGTGTGATACAATGTCTTCGTCTGAATATCTGTTATCGATTGTTGGTTTGATTACCAACATTTTACGATTTTCCTCCATTCCTTCTTCTAGTTCTGCGATCAGTGCTGTTGTTTTTCCTGCATACATCGGTCCAGCGTATACCGTTAGAATGCCGTTTGTTGTTTTTTTGCTCATGGTTTATATGTGAACTCCAAGATTAAGTCGGGACCATCAATCAAGTTTAACACACGCACATCATTGTAATCAACCGTTTTTAACAGGTTGTTAAACCTGTCATATTGTCTAACGATTAACTTATTGAATCTACTTCCCGGTGTTGCTTGTGTGATTGGGTTGTTTTGAACCAATGGACGAGTTAAAACAAATCGACCAAGGGGCTGATCAAGTGAACCCAACTGGGAACGTTCGCCATCGAACTGATAAAGTTCTCCGATGACGGAAATAGGAATACCAACTGTGTAGATGTAATAGGGTTGTGACATAACAGGAAAGTATGTCACATATAAGGATTTTTGTTAGGTAAAGCGTTGGTTTTTTGCGTTAGCTCCAAAATGTTTGAACTTACCTGCCATTGCTCTAACGTCTGGAGGGTTATGATGGGCTCCCTTACTTGGAATATCAGCCTTTTGATCGTTTGCTCTGTTTATTTCCTTTACAACTCGATTAATAAGCCATTTCTTGTAAGCTACAGGTAAGTTATAATACGTTGCTGTATCCATTCCGACGTAATACTGGAGCAGGAACCAAGGTTCCAGTAAAACGTCTTCAATGTCATTTGGCGTTAGGCCAAAAAAAGCTAGCGCCGAGTGGAACGGCGATCACCTCCGTATGTCCACAAGAATTACAAGTAAAATCTGCGGTCATATCAATTCCTGGTTCAGATTCATCCATTACCTTACGGAGCACAAGTGAATCTCTTGCTGGCATGTATTGACAGAACTGATTAATGAAGCCACGTTCTGTGCTGCCATCAATTGAGATGATGCTGTTCATTAGCTTGGTTGTTACGAGGTTATCTTGAATAATGCCTTTTTTCTTTTTGGCTTCAAGATCTTGTAGAATACGTTCTTCTTCTTTGCCGGTTAGGAACTTGAACACAACAATCTTTTTTGATACAGGGAGTGCTAGTTCAAATGCATTTTGTCCCGGTGCAACTTGGTGAAGTTTTTCTAGATCCAATTCACGAATTGGAAGTTCTTCAAGATTGAGTGACCAATCTTGTTGAGTTTCACAAGCTGGGCAAGTGATCTTTGGAGAATAATCTGCGCCGTAACCTGTGATGCGTACTGCAACCATGAGTGCGTTACGATCACCAGAAATCATTGAATTTACATCAATGCTTTTATCCATGACGCAGCTCTTGATTAGTTCTGTGATAACTGTGCCTTTCTTAACAAGGGTACGGTTCATGAGAATATCTTCTTCACGGGCTGTCATGGCTTTGATATCGATTGATTCTGCCATGTGTAGTGGGCCGTCAGGATATACTTTTCCACCCGAGGGAAGTGGAACAGTTGCTACAGGTAGTTCAAACCCAAAATCACGCTTTGCGGTTTGTGTAGCAGATTGTACGTTGTTTGTTGGCATACCAGCAAAAGGTGTACCTTCGGCTGCTGCCTTAGCTGCAAAAATACTGTTTTTAAGTTCTCTAGACTCTTCTTCTGTCATCGACATGTGCAATCCTCCAGGTTTTTAGATACACGAATACCTAATTTGCTTAGAGAATGTCAGATTGTATAGAAGATGTTCAGAGGGTTGGGAGATCTTTTTGGACGGTGCCTGTTGTTTCAGCAGCTTTTGGTTTAGCTTTTTTAGCAGCTTCGTTTTCTTTTACTCTGCCTTGCAAGTGTTGAACCACTCCAGCAGCTTCAGTAACGGCTTCAATAATCTTTGAATGCATATCATTCATTGCTTGCGAATAAATGCGTTGTTCATCGGGAGATAGCTCGTCTGGATCTGTGATTTCCAAAGCATCAAGCATTGATTCTTCAAACTTCAAAGCAGCTTGTTGGGCTTGAATGCTCAAAGAACGAATTGCTTGCATCTTGTGTCCCTCTTTGAGCATTTGGATTTTACGCTCAACAAGAAGAGAAACTAGACGTTTTATTTTTTCTTCAGTAATCATGATTGTTTATCATCCTTGTTGTATTTCAGAAAGCCGTGAATTGAATCAACCATAGCTGCTGCAATAGCAACCTTTTCACGAACCCATTCATCATCTTCATCAATAGCATCAGCTAGATCACGGATTTCCATAGCTTTGTCTGCCATTCTAAGAAGATTTCCACGAACCATACCCAGTTCCTGACCACGACCACCATGTTGTTCATGATCTCGATGGCTCATGCCGGGAAACAAACCGTGAACATCTTCTGATCCCATATTATCCATCATTGGACCAAGTTTGACAACTTTTATAGAAGCTGGCGAAGACATTCCCATTTCTGGTCCTTCCATGTCTTTCATTGCTTCACAAGCACATTCTTTTATGATTTTTTTTAGTTTTTGTTTTGTTAAGGCCATATTACTTACCACCACTTCTTATATAGAGTTTTCTATAGTGTAAATATTCTCGCAAACTCTTTTGTAGTTCAGAACCTTCAGAAACTTGCGCCGGTTGACTTTGTTCTTCTGCCTCTGGTTCTTTGGGCTGTGGCAACTTAAACCCTTCGTTTTCTAACTGATCAACAACTTTTTTTAGATTTGGTGGAACTTTATCTGGATCGTTTTTGTTCTCTTCAAAAAATTCTAAAAACGCAGAAACAAGCTCTCTCTTATCACCCTTTTGAGAGTAACTAAGAATTGTCTTGCGAATATCACGCTCTGTTTTACCCGACAAGCTTTTTGCAAGCTCTTCTCCCTCGTTTGCGGGTTCCTTTTCATCTTCTTTATTTCCTGCCTCTCCTGAGCCTTCTGGAGATGCTGGCGGGGTTGCTGGCGGGGTTGCTGGAGGTCCAGCAGGAGGCATACCTTGTTCGTTGATCAAATCAAGAAACATGTCAATTTCTTCATTGATTATCTTGGCTAACAAACTGTATTGAGTCGGTGTTGTTTTCTTCATTTTTATAGAATAAATATAATCAACTGTGGAGGATAACCAAGAAGAGAAGAAGAGAAGATTGTTAAAACAGTTTTCTCTCAAAGATTACGATATTTCTTCTTGACATTCCGCATAACAACCCAGTTAAAAATAGGTTTGTATACACCGGAACCTATCCAAGTTTCATCTTTTAAATGTTTTCTTACCATGTTTGGAAATGGCCAAGTCCAATAGTAAAGGCTTGTTGTCATTTGTTTTTCAATCCATTCATAGATTGAAACCATTTGTTCATCTTTCCAAAAATCACATTTACGTGCAAATAAAACGCTGGTACGGTATGCTCTTAGTTCAAAATAATAACGTCCCGGTGCAGGCAAAGGTGCAAGTCCTAAAAGAAACAACAAACACCACAAAAATCCAATTTTCCAAAAAGCTAGAAAGCTCAATAAAGAAAAAACGGCAAGGGATTGAGGAAACAGATAAAGGAACTTAAAAACTGGTCCTGTTAGCTTGTTTGAGTCATAGATATGTACTCCTTCATGTACGAGTACACGCAACAGGTTTTCGTCAGGATCACGAAGTAAATGATCTGGAACGTAAACAGTGTTTCCAATCGTTGTGATATAATGATCCATAAAATCTGGTGATATTTTTGTTACTCCGAACAACCACCCTATTGCTTTCATTAGTTTTGAGGAACTCTTTGACATAACATTCATACCAAAACCGTGGAGTTTGTAGTAGTCGGAAAGATAATCTAAAATATCAGGGGAAAGATTGGGTGCTTTTGATGTGTCCATAAAAATAAGTAGAACCCCTTGACACCTTTTTTCCGGTGTTCTACGTGGAGAAACCCAAGCGTCTGTAACAGTCAGCGTTAGCTGAAATCCTAAAAACCCTAAAAAACAAAGAAATCGACGAGAAGAAAAATAATGTCTTTACTTTTTCTCGTCGATATTTTATTGTAGGGGTATGAGCAACAACACCAGCACCGAGAACGACAAGGTTCACTCTTCTATTCGGGATTCTGTGCGCCATGAGCCCGATCCCGCCGTGAACCCTGACGAGTACCGTATTGATACCGCTCTTGTACAAGTGCTTCACTCTGAGCCCTTCTCCAGCGAAATCTCTATGCGAACTCCCAAGGTTCAGAACTGGAATGTGGATACCGCTTACGTTGCCTCCGATAAGGAAGCCAATATTCACCTTGGTTATAATCCCGATTTCATGCGTTCATTGCCTTATGCACATAAGGTTGGTGTGATTATTCACGAAATTCTGCATATTGCTTTTGGGCATATTGCAGAGCGTGCTCCCGCTAACAAGCGTGATGCCAAGATTTTTAACATTGCTGCTGATCTTGCGATTAATAGTATTATCGGAGAGTCTCGTTTGCCCGATTTCTGTCTTATGCCGGGGCGTGCCCCCAAGACCGATGACCCCCAACTTGCTGCTCTTATCAAGGGTTTCCCTAAGCTTGAGAGTACCGATTATTATTTTAATCGTTTGAAGCAATATGCGGAGTCCAAGTCTAGTGGTGATGATGCGGATTACGAACTCCAGATCGGCAATGAGAACGGTGAGACTCTTGATTCTCACGGTGGCTTTGGTGATGTTCCTGACGAGGTAAAGGACATTCTTAAGAACAACGCCAAGGAAATGCTTGAGGCTGGCGTTAAGAATGCACAACGTTCTGCTAAGTGGGGCACCATTCCCTCAGAGATTGCTGCTACTCTTGAGGCGATGTTGAAGAATGAACTTGATTGGAAGGCTATTCTTCGCATGTTCCTTGGCCGTACTCGTTCGATGGATCGGTACAGCACCGTCAAGCGTATTAACAAGCGTATGCCTTATGCTTTTCCCGGTGTGAAGCGTACCACTGTTGCCAACGTTCTCTGTGCCATTGATCAGTCTGGGTCTGTTGGCGATGACGATGTTCAGCGGTTTCTTGCAGAGGCTTTTGCTGCCAGCAAGGAAGGTCAGCTTGATGTGATTAACTTTGATACAGAGATGGACGAAAAGAGTCTTCAGAGTGTCAAGAATGGTCAAAACTTCAAGTGGCAGCGCACTCGCTGCGGTGGTACAGATTTTGATGCAGTTCGTCGTTATGTGAACGATCCTAAGCGTCGAGGCAAGTACAGTGCTGTACTTATTATGACAGACGGTTATGCTCCTAAGATGGGTGCCGTTGTGGGAACCAAGGTTATGTGGATTATTACGGAAACTGGAGATATGTCTGCGGCTCGCCCCGGTGACTTGGTTGTGAAAATGGGTGCTAAGGACAAGACCGTGAAGCGTGCGTGAAAAAGGAGATAACCAATGTTTCGTCATTATTGGCCCGAAAAGAGTTGTTGCGATAAATGCGGAATCATGCGTTCCGGTGCAATGCTGTATATCAGCGATGTTCCAGTTTCTTTTGTTTGCGAGGTTTGTAGTCCTGCCCATCGTAACGCTGCGGTAGACTTTGCTCACGATCTTGCTAATGAAGAGGAACTCAACGGCTGGAACTGGCTCACCGCAGAAAGTCCCTAGTTTTCCCGAAAAAGAAAAAAGAAAATAATAAGGTTTAGAATATCAAACCACCCTGCTATACTAGTTCTAGAAAGGTTAAGGAAACAACAACATGACTTCCGCTCTCTCGCTCGATATCGCCACCACCAAGAAGCTTTTCACCCGTTTCTCGTCCTCTCGGGCGACCATGCTCCGTGGCCGACACGGCATTGGAAAGTCACAGGTTGTTTATCAGATTGCTGGTGATCTGCGCCATGACGCTTACCGTGATCCCGGTGTCTGTGAGCGGGTTTCTGCTGCTCTCGCTAAGGATTCTGGTTTTGTCAAGATGGTTGCTTCCTTTTGGAAGGCAAATGCTACTAATGCAAAGTATGATGGTTGCCCCCGCAACATCTGGCATTATGACATGGGCGTTCCCGTCGTTGAGCGTCGTCTGTCCCAGATGACCGAGGGTGATATCACGGGTATTCCTTTCGAGGGTAATCGGGGTGGTACGGTGTTTCGTGCGGTTGAGTGGCTTCTCACGGCTTGTGAGTTCCCCTGCGTCCTCTTCTTGGACGAGTTGAATCGTGCAATTAAGGGTGTTGAGCAAGCTACGTTTCAGCTTGCGGATAGCAAGGCTTTTGATGGCAACCTGCTCCATGAGGGTTCTCGTGTGATGGTTGCGGTGAATGTCGGTGATGCGTATGACGTTCAGCCGATGGATCCTGCTGCTCTGAGCCGTTATGCTGTGGTTGATCTTGAACCTACGGTGCAGGATTGGCTTTCTTGGGCGGCTACGAACTGCCACGAAGCCCTTGTGGAGTTTATTCGCAGCAACGAGCGTCTTCTGGAGCACAAAGGTCTTGCTGAGCCGAACACGAAGACGCCGGATCGTCGTGCTTGGGGTAACCTTGATGCGGAGCTCCAGCAAGCAGGTCTGTATGATCAGTGCAATGATCCCGTGTTTTATCACATGACTGCGAGCATGGTTGGCACCGAGGGAGCGGCGAAGTTTTGGAACTTTATGAAGGAGCGTGCCGCTGATATCTCTGCTGCTGATGTTCTTATGGATTGGAATGCTTGTTCGAAGCGTCTGCCGAAGGATGATGTAAAGCGTAATGCGAAGTTTGTAGATATTATGGCAAAGATGAATCATCATCTGGCGAAGCACATCATGACTCCTGCGGAGCGTGAAGAGTTTGTTAAGTTTTTCAAGGAGGCTCCTGCCGAGGTTCGTTTCACTTGTTGGAAGGGTCTTGGTCAGAACGTCATGGAGAATCTGATTCCTATTCACCCGCAGATTAGGAAACTCCTCGTGGAGTCCACGCACGGTACTCCGAAGGCGACTCCTGCTCCTGCCCCCGTTCCTGCAAAGCCCGCTGTTCCCGTTAAGGCTCGCACTCGCAAGGTTTGATATTAAACCATAATAACTGAATAGGGCCGGATACGAAAGTATCCGGCCTTTTCTATTTGTTTGATTCGTAGATTATGTCCTGGTATCTTATGTCTACAGGAGACACACATGGCATATATTCGTAATGACTTCATTTTTAGTTTTGTAAAAGTACATCCAAACGCACAACTTCCAAAATGTGCTCATGAGCAAGGTGATGCTGGTTTTGATCTACATGCAGTGGAAGATCAAACACTAGAACCGGGAACAGTTTCAATGGTTCGTACAGGACTTCAACTTGCACGGTGCCCGCTTATGGATAACGAAGGCAACCAATATTATCTTGATGTTCGCTCACGCTCTGGCCTTTCTAGGAAGCTTGTGTTCCCAGTGACGGGAACAGTTGACAGGAACTACCGAGGGGAGATTAACGTTGTTCTTGCCAATATGGGTAAAGAGCCATATCATATTAAACAAGGGGAACGTGTCGCACAGTTGGTCGTTCAAATGATTATTGGGAATGGTCCATGTACCAAGGTTAAGTTTGTAGAAACGGATACGGTTGAAGAAACAGACCGTGGCGAAGGTGGATTTGGAAGCACTGGTCGCTGATAGACATGTTGATTAAAGAAATAATCCATAACATTGAACCTGGGATTTTGATTCAAGGGTTGACTGTTGAGCCTTTTAAACTTGAAAACAATCCTTCACCTTCGGACAAGCAAACTTCTGCACCACGGGTTGCAACACTCAATCTAGATGGATGGCATTATCCTGTTCCAAATTTTGATTGCCCTGTAATTCGTACTATGTTTTATCTCGACTCTAAAAAACCAGAATGGGTTAGGACTTATCTACAAGCAGAGATCAAGGAAAAAGGCATTGCAAACTGTTTAATTCAAGATCCTTGGAACGAATGGAGAGGGTATGAGTTTATTGAATTCAAACAAGGTGCTCCAATTGGAGTACATCTTGGAGAATTTATGGTTTGTCGTGTTAATGGGTCAAAGGATAGAAAATACAATAATCTATACACCAAGGTTCTTTTGATAGATGGAAGAATCGGGTTTTTGGTACTGGAAACAGAAGATAGAGTTAATAGAAAAGCAGAACTAATATGAGTACGATTGAAAAACCTATCATTGTTATTGATGGTTTAAATTTTTTTTTACGACACTTTATGGTCAATGAATCTATGAGTTCTACGGGAGAACTTGTTGGAGGAGTTGTTGGCTTCATTCGTGGAGTCGGAAGTTTAATCTCACTTCTCCATCCAGATCAGGTTATTGTTGTGTGGGAACAAGGTGGTCCATCACCAAGAAGGAAACACATCTTTTCTGAGTACAAAGCGAATCGTGCAACAAACAAAGCTTTGCAAACAATTTATCGTGCAGATGGAAGAGTAACACCCAACGCAGATGCAAAGAACAAAGTATTTCAACTTCAACTACTTGCAAAGGCTCTTGGAAACTTGCCAATTTGTCAGGTATACGTTCCAGATACCGAATGTGATGATATTATTGCTTATATTGTTAAACGTAAACTACAGAATAGTTCTCAAACAAAAATTGTGGTTAGCAGCGATAAAGACTTTTATCAATTGTTGGAAGATAAAACGATTAGGATCTATGATCCAGCAAGAAAGATCTTGATTGATGAAGCGTATATTCTTGAAAAGTTTGGTATATCACCAAGAAACATTACCCTTGCAAGAGCAGTTGCTGGTGATCCTTCAGATAATCTTGATGGGGTTTCAGGGGTAGGTCTTAAAACGGTCGCAGGACGTTTTCCTGACGTTGCAAGAACCGATATAGACCTTGACCTATCTTGGATTAAAGAAGCCTCTGCTGGGGCTATTAGCGCCTCCAAGAAGCCTCCAAAATGTTATGGAGACATTCTAAGAGAGATAGCAACAGTTGAACGCAACTGGAAACTGATGTATTTGGACACATCATGTTTAGCTGCTTCGCAGATTGCAAAGGTGGACTACAAATTAGAAAATTTCAAACCGGTTTGTAATCGGTTGGATTTTATCAAAACGTTTATGGCAGCGGATATCCCGTTGACACAAGACCTTGATTTGGCGTTTTCAGTGGCAAAAACACTAGTCAGACATTCTTAGTGATCTCAAAGGTTGGTTATACTTACCTCTTATCCAACCTTGGAGGTGACCTCGAAGCAACCTCTTTAAAAATGAATATCCCCACAGTAAGATCTAAAAACAAGTTAGTCACATTTTTCACTGGAGAACAACAAGTATGTCAACCAACAACCATGGTTTCTTTGGCAATCTCGGCAAAAGCTTTCAAGAAAAGGTGCTTCAAGCACTTCTTACTGATCGGAACTGGGCAACTCAGTTTATTGAAGTGTTCAACGTCGATGAGGCCCTAGAACCTGCGTATCTAAAACTCGTTGCCTCAAAATACATCAATTATTATAACTCTTACAAAGAGTTCCCAACCCATGAACTTCTATTTACAATTATTAAAGATGATCTTTCTAGCAACACAGATCTAGTATTGCGTGAACAATGCCACGGGTTTCTTCAAAAGGTTGTAAAGAATGAAAATGGAAATGATCTACCATGGGTAAAGGAAAAAGCTTTTACTTGGTGCCGTCAACAAATGCTCAAGAAGGCGTTGTCTGACAGTGTAGATATTATTCTTACCGACAAATACGAAACTGTTATCGATATCATGAAGACTGCTATTGCTGCGGGTATGGCTTCTTCTCCCGGTCATGATTATAACAACGATATTGATGCACGTTATTCAGTAACATTCCGTCATCCAATCTCTACAGGAATTCCTGAGCTAGACGATAAAAAGGTTATGGCTGGAGGACTTGGAGCAGGAGAGATTGGTATCGTTGTAGCTCCTTCTGGTGTAGGTAAATCTCACCTACTCACACACTTTGGAGCACAAGCTCTATTGAAGGGCAAAAACGTTTATCACTATACGATGGAACTTAATGAACGTTATGTGGGCATTCGCTATGATTCTCACCTAACAGGAATCAATTCCAGTGATTGCAGCGAAGCAAAGGATTTGATTAAGGAATATTTTGATTCACACAAAGATCAGCTTGGCAGACTTATCATCAAAGAATACCCAGCAAGAAGCATTACTTGCAACACAATTAAAGCTCACATTGAGAAGATGAGCTACAAGGGAGTTAAACCGGATCTTGTATTGATCGATTATGCTGGTATCATTCGCAGCACAGAACGTTATGAATTGCCACGGCTAGAGATGCAATATGTGATTCAAGAAATTCGTAAGATGGCTAAAGAGCTTGATTGCCCTGTATGGACCGCTTTGCAATCAAATAAGGATGGTGCAAAGAGTGATATTGTAGACCTTACCAACATGGCTGAATCATATGGCCAAGCAGCAGAAGCAGACTTTGTTCTTGGCCTACAACGTTTGAGCACACAAAAGGCAACAGGTCTTGGTACATTGTTCGTAGCCAAGAACCGGTTTGGTATTGACGGTTTGCAATACAAGGTCCATGTAGACACAGCTCGTAGCAAAATGCGTATCTTGTCTACTGATGAAGTAGAGGGTCTACAAGTTGAAATGGATCAAGAACGTGAAAAACTTCAAGATTCTACACTGAATAGTTTTAGAGATGCAATCAAGAAGAGCAAAGAGAAATTTCAGCTTACAAAGCTGAACGCAAATCACTGAAAGATAAGGCATTAATATGTTGTTAGATGGACGTATAACCTATAAACCGTTTCTATATGATAAAGCACATGATTTTTGGCTCAAGCAACAACAAGCACATTGGCTACCATCAGAAGTTCAAATGGCTTCCGATATTCAAGATTGGGCAGAACATCTAACACCAGAAGAAAAACAAGTTGTTGGCGGGGTTCTCAAAGGCTTTATTCAAACCGAACTTGTTGTAAACGATTACTGGACAACCAAGATTGCTAAATGGTTTCCTCACCCAGAAATCGTTATGATGGGTACAGCCTTCGGTAACATGGAAACCGTACACACTATCGGTTATGCATACCTAAATGATTCACTTGGCCTAACAGAATATGATGCGTTTCTTCAAGAACCAACAGCCAAAGCAAAGATTGATCGTTTGCTTGATGTGAAAGGTGATGATAAACATGATATCGCCCGCTCTCTTGCTATCTTTTCTGGATTTACAGAAGGAGTTTCTCTGTTCTCGTCTTTCGCTATATTGTTCAACTTCTCCAGATGGAATAAACTTAAGGGAGTGGGGCAAATCATCTCATGGTCAGTCAGAGATGAATCTTTGCATAGCGAAGCAGGATGTTGGTTGTTCCGTGAGTTTATCAAGGAATATCCAGAAGTTTGGACAGACGAAGTAAAGAAAAGCATTTATGAAGCAGCAAGAGTTACTATTGAACTTGAAGATGATTTCATTGACAAAGTTTTTCAAGGGTGTAAGATAGAAGGTATTGATGCCAAGGATATCAAGCAGTTTATTCGTTATCGTGCAAACACTAAGCTTGGTGAACTTGGACTAAAAAGAAACTGGAAGAATATTGACCAAGAAGCTATCAAGCGTATGGCTTGGTTTGACCTAATGACTGCTGGGGTTGAACACACAGACTTCTTCGCACAAAAGGTTACAAGCTACTCCAAGGGTCACGTTGATTTCTCTAATATTTGGGAAGAAGGTAAATGAGTATGTCTACAGCAGAAGAACTAGAAAAACTAAAAACAGAAAACGATGCACCAGAATGGCTTACAGAAGAAAGCTATCGAATGCTTCGTGGAACATATCTCCTTCAAGGAGAAACACCTCGCCAAATGTGGCAGCGTGTTTCTAACTCTTCTGCTAGACACCTCGGTAAGATGGAACTTGCTCCAAAGTTTTTTGATCTTATGTGGAACAATTGGTTAGGTCTTGCTTCTCCAGTTGCAGCTAATACAGGCACAACAAGAGGTCTTCCTATCTCATGCTTCTCTCTTGCTGTTCCAGACTCTATTGACGGTATTATGAGCTCTATGCATGAGCTTGCAGCTATGACTAAGAATGGTGGTGGGGTTGGCGTTCACTGGAACGGTGTGCGTCCACAAGGAGCAACCATTCGTGGCAATGGTAAATCAGAAGGCGTTGTTCCATTTATCAAGATTCAAGACTCTACCACTATCGGGGTTTCTCAAGGTGGTGTACGCCGTGGGGCTTCTGCTGCTTATCTTCCTGTAGACCATGGAGACTTCTGGCAATTTATTCGTATGCGTCGCCCAGAAGGTGATCAAAACCGTCAATGCTTGAATACTCACCATGGTATTTGCATTACTGATGATTTCATTGCACGGGCAAAAGCTGGAGATAAAGAAGCAAGAGAAAAGTGGAGCGAGATTCTAAAGGCTCGTATGGAAACAGGCGAACCTTATCTTTTCTTCACAGATAACGTTGCACGCAATCGTCCAGGCTGCTACAAAGAAAGAAACCTTGATGTAAAGGGTTCTAATATCTGCACTGAGATCTTCCTTCATACAGACGATGACCATTCATTCGTATGTTGTCTTTCATCCATGAACCTTGCTCGTTGGGATGAATGGAAGGATACAGACGCAGTAAATCTTGCTACATGGTTCCTTGACGGTATTCTTACAGAGTTTATTATCAAGGCTTCTAAGATTGCAGGGTTTGAACGTGCTGTTCGTTCAGCAGAGAAGGGCAGAGCTATTGGACTTGGGGCCATGGGTTTCCACACATATCTTCAAGAACACAGGATTCCAGTAGATTCTTTTGAAGCGTTCCAAATTAATGCTCAGATGTTTTCTGGCCTTCAACGCAACGCTCTAAAAGCCTCTACAGAGCTTGCAAAAGAATATGGTGAACCAGAGTGGTGTCAAGGTTCTGGAAGACGTAATACCCACCTTATTGCGCTTGCACCAACCGTTTCTAACTCACTTATTTCAGGCAATGTTTCTCCCAGCATTGAACCTTGGGCAGCTAACGTGTTCGTTCAAAAAAGTGCTAAGGGAACCATTATTCAAAAGAACAGAACTCTTGTTGCTCTTCTTGAGAAGATGGATAAGAACACAGATGAAGTTTGGAAGAGCATTGAACGTGAGAATGGTTCAGTTCAACACCTAGACTTCCTATCAGCAGAAGAGAAGGAAGTATTCTTGACTGCGAGAGAGTTGAATCAGTTTAGCTTAGTTAAGCTTGCTGGTCAACGTCAACGCTGGATTGATCAAGGTCAATCATTGAACTTGTTTTTTCCAGAAAATGCAGATCCAAAGTATATTCATCAAGTTCATATGATGGCATATGAGGAAGGTTTGAATAGTTTGTATTATCTCAGAACAAGCTCTGTTATTAGAGGGGATAGTGGAAGCAGAGAGTACAAGCGTGAATCTACAGAATGCAAAGCTTGCGAAGGTTGATTTATTGTCTTGTTCTTGATGCTTTTAGTTGAAAATATCTTGACATATATTCGTCTACATCGCTTGATCTAACTCCAGCATTGCGGAGTCTAACAGCTAAGAGTCTCAACTCTTCAAACAAACCTTCTTCATCTCCACTAAAATTTTTAATGTCTGCAACTTTTTGCGTAACAAGTCTTTGAGGTCTTTCAAACTCTTCGGCAAAGTCTCTATCAAGAGAAGGGCCAAGAGTGTTGTCAACAAAGTCTGCAAGATCACGAACGGAATCTGCTTTTTGTTGTGTTACTTCGCCTTTATCAGAAGAAGCACTACTCATAAGTTTGCTTCCTCCAAGAGCCATAAGACCTGCGAGAGCAGCGCCTCTTAAATAACCTTTTCCTTCTTGTTGAAGTTCTTCTGCAATAACTTGTTTAATGATAAGCTTCAGTTGTTGTTTCATGTTTATACCTGTGCTATAACTACTGTTAATTCATCAAAAAGAAAAGGCTCCTTGCGGAGCCTTTTCTGTTTGCACTTAAGATAAGTTAAGATAAATCAGTGTTCGATAAGATAAATGCCGATGATGTTTTTGTCGTTTGCAGGGGTATCTGGTTCACCGGGGAGAATAATAACGTTAGCTGGTTTAGAAAAATCACCTTCTAAGTATTCTGGTATTGTAATAAGTGGTAGTCCGTTTTCTTTATAAACGTCTGATCCTTTGACTGCATTTTTAACTTCATCGTCTTTGCCGTCTTTTATGGCAAACTTGGTAACTGGTTTACCTTTAGCTACTTTAGCTACTCCAGTTTTTTCATCAATTACTGGTACACGTTCAAGAAACCTAAGCACAACGTTTTCTGGTACGATTTCAGAAAACTTGTCCTTGGTTGGATCGATTGCTTTTTCGCCTTTACCTGTTGCACCATATGAGTAGTTGTGGGTAAAGTTGCTTGGGACTTTACCTTGTTCTTCATGAGCTTTCATCATTTCAATGCTCTTGGTATAAGCATAGAAGTCAACCATTGGTTCACTTTCAAAATGACGCATTACATCATAATAAAGATTGGTAACACCTTCGGACATAAAATCTCCAGAGTCATGCCAACGTATTGAAGTCTTGATGCCTTTCTTTTTGTTTTTGTTTGTCAACATTCCAATGTCATCAATTAGTTTTTGCTTGAGTTCCATTGGGCGATTATAGAGGAAGTTAAGAATTTTTGTTTGTCTTTCTGAAACTGCGTTGTATTGAACGAAGCTTCCACCACGGGCAAAGCAACCCAACATGCATTTACCTGCGCCGGGGCATGTTGTTACTTCCAAAAAGACTGGTTCTTCTGGGGTTGATGCTTTCTCATCATAAACAAGACCTCTAAGAGCTGGTAGGGAGAAATTGTAGTACATACCAACTTCAGAACCACTCTTTTTCATTTTACCGTTTTGTGAAAGAATTTCTAGGTCGCTATAATCTGTAAGCTTTTTGATTAGGTTGTTTACAGCTTCTTCTGAGGCTACTTTAAGACCTTTTTCTTCGATTCCTTTTTTGAAAACCTGATCACGTTCTGCTTTCTTTCTTGCAAGTGTTGTTACAGGAATAAGCAAGTTTTGTGCTGTGATTGAATGCATTGCAGGAGTTGTTTTATCTTCTAACTCTGTTGTTTCTCCTTTTGCAACGTTGCCAATAAAGGTTTTCAAATCACCTGTTGGGATTCTTCTACCTTTCATGTCTGGGCTACCGGGAAGGGGAGCTACGGCTTTGCGAACGTTTACTTTTGATACTTCAAAAAGAAAATCAACCAAGTTTCCAACTGAGTATTTTTCTGCTAATGATTGTGCTGCTTTGGTAGATGTAAATTCATCTGGTGATGATTCTTCTCTTGCAAACTCTTCGGCTGTTTTAATCTCAAATCCACCAATGTATGGATTTCCTGTCGCAGCTTGTTCAAATAAAAAATGGTATAACTTCATTGTGCTTATAACCTCTCAACCTAAATATTTATAAGTAAGGTGAAATGAAAACAAATTTGTCTTATTATCTCAATGAAGAAACTTCTGAAGCAGCTTTTGAAGAACTAGAAGAACAGAATGCTATTGGAGGTGGTGGAATTGTTGGATATACAGCACCTCTTGGAGCTCCCGGTATTGGATCTAGTTCAAAGCTTGAAAAAGGTTTCTGGAGAAAGCGTGCTGGAAAGAAAGTAAAAACATCTTCTCCAAAAGTTCACAACCCAGATGCCCTAGCTCTAAAAGAGATGCAGGAAAATCTTTTTGAGTTCGAAGCAGCCACAGATCGTGGGATGGCAAGACTCTGGGCAGATCAACCAGATGTAGATAGTCCAGAACAGCCAGTTAAATCAGCTTCCCCAGAAATTGATAAAGATATTGAATGATTAGATTATTCAGAGCAGCTTAACTTGATTGATCCTATTTGTTACGACGAGAGAAAAAACTACTTGTGGATTTGTCAAAGATATGTTAAAATCGGATTCAATAGCGTCTTCTGGAGATTTTGCAGCTTCAAACAATAACTGATAGAGTTTCATGATTTATTTTTCATGGTAAATTTGAGGAGTTAATCCATTCGAAAATTTGTTCGTTTCCTACTGTTTTAAGTAGGATGTTTCCTTCCCTAAATAAAACGTCAATTTCTGGTTCATGCGTTTTCTTTTTATAAGCCCAGAAACAACCAGTGTTCTCTGGTGAAACGTTCTGGGATTGTAAGAATCTAAGAAAATCTTGCTCTGTTTCCATATCTTCATCACTTGGGATGGAACTAAAAACACTAACACAACATTCGTATCTATCACTGCTTAGATTGCCAATATATTTGCGATTATATAAGTTTTTAAGCTCATAACATTTGTTCCACACTTTATTTGCATCGATAGATAAGTTGGTATCACTAGCCAACCAGTTTGGTGCGATTCTTTTCATTGCAGCTTGATAAAGCAATGGACCCCAACCCTCTATAGCACTTGAAGAACGAACTTCTGCGATGTCACCTTCTTCTGGTGGTATGAACGATATATAACCTTGAACGATACCGTCACCGCTTTGCTTCAAATTTCCAGATGCATCTTTCATTTGATTCTTGTTTATAAAAACCAAAGTGATTTTCGATTCAAAGTTTGTTTCAACCAAAGCATAGCCTTGCTGATAAGCTTGACTTGCAAACACTTGAGCTTCATTTATAAACAACAGGGGAAACAATTTCATTGATTGCTCCTATTTATAACGACGAGAAAAAAAACTAGTTGTGGATCTTTCAAAGATATGTTTAATATCGGATTCAGATATATCATATCTGTCTAAACCACCAAAAAATATTTCACCTTTATCGTAAAGTGTCTTGTACTCTGGGATATCATTCTTAAGACGATATGCGTACAAGTTGCCATAGTTTTTAAACACATCTTCATCTTGTGGATTTGGTGAATTTTTATTTATAAAAGCAGCAACTTCAGCTTCGGTTTTTCCATGCACAGAAGGATCGTAGCCCCTTATAGCATGGGTACGCAAAGCATTTTTTATATATATAGGATTGAAATCACCAAGCCATTTACGCTCGTATAAATCTGCGAGTTGGTACATCTTGTTCCAAACATTATGAGCTGTTGTTGAAACAGAAACATCGCTTTTCAACCAATCATTTGTTGGTTTTATTTTTTGCATTACTAGTTGGTAGGCCAAAGGACCAAAACCAGAAACGCCAGCAGAAGTTGAAACAGTATATAAGTTTGAAGATATTTTATCAAAAGAAACAGTTGCTACAATCGCAGAGTCTGATAAGCTTTTTATCACCTGTTGCCGCCATGCTTCAAAATTATACTTATACAAAGATGATTTTGAAGCGTTCGAAAGAATTTTATCCATTCTTTTTGTTGAAAACAATACAACTAGATCGTCGTATATCAGTTTTGCCGCTATATTTTTTTCAAGCGACCCTGCTACAGACCTTGCAACTTCGTTTGTGAATATGATTGGGTATAGTTTCATAGCTTCCTTATAATTAGTCTTTCTAAGCCTTTTATGCCGTGGTGTTTGCACCAACCACCCCTTACCTCAACAACATGTTTCACGGGCACAGAAAAGCCTCTGGAGGCTTCGGAGAAGGCATATAAAGGCATGATCTCAACAAGGCGGTTGTCCTTATCAAATCCAAGACAATCAAGATCAAAAGGAACGGTATGCATCCAATAAGATTGTGGATGTTCTATGTCGTGATGAAATAACATTCCATAATGATCATTAGGAGCTTGTTTCCATCCCATAAATCCCTTGGATCGAAGATGTGATTTATCTAGGACTTTCAAGGCTAATGGAACATCACCAATAGTAGAGAGGAAGTACATGCATATAGGTATGTAGATTTTATACTAGGTATTATGCGTATCATAGATTCATTCAAAAAACTGTTTCAAAAGAAGTCAACGATAAAAGAAGAACAAACGATAAACGTATCACAGTTAGATAAGCTTCCCGTTGGCACATATGTTGTGTTGGAATTAAACCCAGGATCAATCGGACAGCTTGCAAACAGAATTGATTCAAAATCAGTTAATGAACGTGTTGTTCGTGGACTTATCAAAGCTCATTATGTTGACGATACAAACATGTTGTTTTATTTAGAAGTTGTTGGAATCCCTGAATGGGGTAAACAATGGGAATATCCAATTTATCGCCATGAAATAATCAAAGTAAGAACAGCTATCTTACCATAATAGTTATCCTTTATGGATAACCTAAAAGAACTCATCGCTCTTCTCATTCAAGAAGCTGCCTTCAATACTAAACTCCTAAAGAAAATGGGATACAAATATACTGGACGCAATAGACGTATTGGCTCAGATACCTTTATCCATGCTAAAGACGATAACAGCCCAAGCTATCATAAGAAACTAAACAAGCGTATCAATAAAAACCTCAACAAAGGTGGATATTATCGTAGCAAAGAACATGATACGTTGAAAGATCCACCAGCTATGGGTATCTCTTGGACAAAAGGCGAAAAGGGTTGATTATATTTTCAGTTGTATGATATCCTTCACAAGATTCACAAGAAAGGATATTCATGACATATCATCACGTTGACCAAACATATTTCGATCTAATCAATGACGTTCTGACAAATGGTGTAGAAAAGACTGATCGTACCGGAACAGGAACAATCTCTGTATTCGGTAGACAAGTTCGTTATGATCTTTCTCTAGGATTCCCTATCCTAACTTCTAAACGAGTTCACTGGAAATCTGTTGTTGGAGAACTCCTATGGTTCCTCCAAGGGAACACTAATATCAAGTGGCTAAAAGAAAACGGTATTTCTATCTGGGATGAATGGGCAGATAAAGATGGAAACCTTGGTCCTGTTTATGGTAAACAATGGAGAAGTTGGACCAATCTAGTTACCGATCTAAGTCCAGATCTTCACATGAAAGACGGGATTGGATTTATTCCCACTTACAAAAATAAATCGATTGATCAAATCAAAGAAGTTATTCAGCAAATCAAAACCAATCCAGATTCACGACGACTTATTGTATCTGCATGGAACGTTGGAGATATTCCAAAAATGGCTCTTGCTCCATGTCATACCATGTTCCAGTTCTATGTGGTAAATGGAAAGCTGTCTTGTCAGCTATATCAAAGAAGTTGCGATTCCTTTTTAGGAATGCCCTTCAATATCGCTTCATATGCATTACTTACACATATGATTGCACAAGTGTGTGATTTGCAAGTAGGTGATTTTGTTCATACTTTTGGTGACCTTCACGTTTATTCGAATCACCGAGAACAGCTCAAAGAACAGTTGAGCCGCACTCCATATCCGATGCCTAAACTTGTTCTAAATCCAGAGGTAAAGGATATTGATAGTTTTACATTTGAAGATATCAAACTAGAAAACTATCAACATCATCCAGCTATCAAGGGAAAAGTAGCGGTTTAATCAAGGAAGACCTAAAACATCTTTCATTTTGTCTATAATGCTTTTGCCATCTGTTTTTTCTGGTTTGTTTGCAATAGGTTCTGGAGTAGTACCAGATGGTTTTGCACCAACGGCAGCACTTGCACCAGTTGGAGTTTTTGAGCTTGGAGTTGTTGGTGATTTATTTCCTGGCCCCGGTGCTGATGTATTTGGTGTTATTGTAGGCGTATTAGCAGATGCTGATTTTCCTGAGCTACCCGCACCAACTGCAACCTTTACAGCTTGCACATCACGTCTCATATTATTTTGTGTTTTTAATACATCTTTCATACCATTTTGAACGTGTTGAATTGCAGTTTTTACTGCACTTCCAACTAACTCAGCTTCTTTGCTGCTAGAACCAGATGATGAAGTTGTTGCAACTTCATCATTGCTAAGCTGCTCAAAAAGAATGCTATAGAGAGATATTGTGTTAACAATTCGCATACTCTATAGATAGCTTTATATCTATCATTTTGGTATGATATTGTAGACTACATACAAACTGCCTTCTAAAAGGAGAACATCTACATGTTTGAAATACAAATTAAAAACTCACAGTTTTCAAAACCAGAAATAAACGATGCTGGAGAGATCGCTCTAAAATATCGTTCGCCCAACATCATTTACGTTAACAAGTTTAACGAAGAAGCAGCAAAGGAGTTCCTAGAAGCAATGATTAATGCTCAAAGCACGGGGCAATCAATCATTCCAATCGTCGTTGATTCATATGGCGGCGAAGTATATTCTCTTCTTAAAATGGTTGATGTAATTCGTTCTTCAACTGTACCCGTTGCAACCATTTGCATGGGCAAAGCAATGTCTTGCGGCGCTGTTCTTCTTACCTGTGGCGCAGAAGGTCATCGTTATATGGCTCCAACAGGAACCGTTATGATCCACGATGTTGCTTCTTTTGCAATGGGCAAAGTTGAAGAAATCAAAGCCGAAGCTAAAGAAGTTGATCGTCTTAACAAATTGATTTTCAAAGTTATGGCAGATAATTGTGGTAAGCCAGAAGCTTACTTTTCAAAACTTGTTCATGAACATGGTCACGCTGATTGGTTCTTGGATGCAGATGAATGCAAAAAACATAACATGGTAAATCACATCAGAATTCCAAAAGTCAAAGTTGCATTTGATGCCGAACTAACATTTGGTTGATTATTCTTTTTCTTTTCAATATGCATCTTAGATACTCAATGCATGTGTCAAATTACAATCATCGCCGCTAGGTCACGTAATGGAGTCATAGGTCAAAACAACAACCTTCCATGGCGTCTTCCTTCCGATCTCCAAAACTTTCGATCCATCACTCAAGGCAACGTTGTTCTCATGGGAAGAAAAACCTATGAGTCAATCGGTAAACCACTTCCAAATCGTTTCAACATTGTTATAAGCTCCAATAGCGCCACCAAATATCCAGAAGGTGTAATCGTGTGTTCCGATCCTAAACAGGCTCTAAAAGCCGCTAGGGTGGTTTGTCTGGATAATAAAATCCCAGAGATCTTTGTGATCGGTGGAGCAACAATATACCAAGCATTTATGAAGCGTGCAGATCGTATGATCTTGACAACGCTGGAGTGTGAAGTAGAAGGCGATACCTATTTCCCTCAATGGAAAGAAGTCTTCTGGGAAATTGAGAAAACAACAGAATGTTATGATCCAGAAGGATATCTCCTTGATAAACCAGAAAACAAAGGTATAAGATATACGATTGAAGAGTATGAAAGGGTACTATAAACATGACAACAAAATCATTCACAGAACTTGCAACAGGTATTGGTGAGCTCGTTCAAGAAAAAAATAAAGCTTATGCTTTCTATTCTGTAAAGCTATCATATTTAACAATATGATCTGTGTTAAATGCAAAATAGAAAAATCAAATGACCAGTTTTCAAAAAACCACACCATGAAATCTGGATACTCTAATACTTGTAAAGCTTGTCAAAAAGAATACCATAAAAATCGTTATAATGACGATGAACAAAGACGCAAGAGGCAAGAATATGCAAAAACTTATTACGAGCAAAACAAAGAAGTTGTTTTGCAAAAAGTTAAAGAGTACAGAGAGAAACCTGAAGTAAAAAAGAATCGAAGCAAAAAAGTAAAAGAAGATTCTTTGCAAAATCCTGCAAAGTATCTTTGGAAACATGCAAAAAGAAGAGCTAAAGAAAAAAAGTTGCCGTTCACGATAACGATAGAAGATATAAAAGTTCCAGAGTATTGTCCAGTATTAGGTTTAAAACTTATACAGGGTGATGGAAAAGTACATGATGCTTCTCCGACCCTTGACAAAATCATACCATCGTTAGGATACATACCCGAAAACATTATCGTAATGTCCAAAAGAGCAAATACCTTAAAAAGCAATGGAACTTTAGAAGAGCATAAACAATTGGTAAAATGGATGGAGGAGCAAAATCTATGAGAAGTTTTCAAGAATTAGCAAAAGGAATCGCAGATTTGGTTACAGAGAAAGAAAAAGCTTATGGCTCTGCATTTGATAAAGCTGGAGATTTCCTAAGAGTGCTATATCCAGATGGCATTAAACCAGAACAATATAAAGACATGCTTTGCATTGTTCGTGTGTTTGATAAGCTTATGCGGATTGCCACATCTTACGAAAACACAGAAGAAAAGAAAGTTGATGCGTACTCAGATCTTATGGGATATGGGCTATTAGGTCTTAGATCTTCGCTAGCAGAAATAAAACAACAACCTTCAGAACAACTAGGCCAGCAATCACGCCACATACAGCACCCCATCTGCTTAAAAGGCACGACAATTACTGAGGAGGAATAATATGAAGATCCTAAATGAAAAAGTGATCGGCACAAGAGGACCATGGGTATTTAAAGCTCGATATGTTGAGTATAACACAAAAGAACGTAGCAAACATTATCGTCCAGAAGTAGTGTTTGAGAAAATGGGTAATGATGAAACAGGATTTGCTTTAGAAGATCTACACCAAATAGTCATAGCCCTTCAAAAGTTTGCTGAAGAAAACTATCACAGAGGATAAAATAAAATCGGGGAGGTATTTCTACCTCCCCGATTCCTTAGCTAGTGTTACCCAGCTATTCTGATCAAGTTAGAATCAGATGCGGTCTTCGATGACTGCGCCTGTCATCATGTCCATCTTCATCTTCTTGACTACTTGAGCTGACCAATGTACGTCATGACCAACTTGTTGACCATCAGCTTTGAGAAGAAGTGTTCCTGCTGTTGAGTCGTCGATGGCGATGTCGAGTTTTGCGCCTGAGTCGCCAAGAACTTCTTTGGCAAGTTCGATTGCTGTTGTTGCATTGCCGAGCATTGGGTCACGACCGCAGATAATGCTGTATTTGAAGCCAGCTACTGCTACGTCACCCATATCTGCGCCACCAGCAAGCACTTCAACTTCCAGCTTGAGAAGTTGGCCAGAAGCAAGGCTAAAGCTGAAGAGTTGTTGTACGTCTGCGTTTGTTGTGCAGGATGCTGAGATTGGTGAGAGGTCTACACCCTTAACAACGAGAGCACCGAATGAACCGGTACCGGGAACAGCAAATGTTCCATTGAAAGTTGCTGTGCCGTTAAAGGTTGCATCTGCAAATGTAGCAGCGCCACCAACTTCAAGGGTGCTTGAAGCTGAAATGGTTGTTGCTGTTACTGCATGAAGTGCTGAAGAGCCGCTTACTTGAAGCGAACCTGCATCCACTAGACCGTCTACGGCTAGCGATGCACCTTCGATTTCTGCTGATGCTGAGATTGCGCCTACAACGCCGAGGCCACCAGAGATAGCTGCTGCGCCATCAACTAGGAGGCTACCGATGTGTGCTTCGCCGTCTGCATCGAACGAAGCAGCGGTTACGCCTGCTGATGCTGAGATTGCACCAACTACGTCGAGGCCACCATTGAGGTCGGCTGCACCAGCGATTTCGAGGCTTCCACCTGAGATAGCTGCTGAAGCTGAGAGGGTTTGTGCTGTTACTGCACCTGAGAATGAGCCTGAGCCAGTTACAGCGATGCTTGCGCCGAAGGTTGCTGCACCGTCTACTGCGAGTGAACCTGCGTTTACTGCGCCGTCGATGTTTGCTGCACCACCAAGGTTAAGGTCGTTCCAGCGTTTTGCTGGTTGACCGAGGTCGTATGTCACGTCGATGGATGGAATCCAGTCGAGGTTTGCTTGCCATGCGTCTTCGGTATTTTCAAAGGTAATAGCTGGTTTGGTACCACCACCAACTTCAACTTCAATACCAGCGCCGGTTGAAAGCAAACGGCTTGTTGAGCCACTCATAAGAGTGATAAGGCCGTCTTCAACCACAAGTTGTGTAACTTGTGCTTCGATACGATCACCCATTACGGTGAGGTCGCCAGAAATCATGAGATCGCCAGCAATTGCTGTATCGCCGCTTGTTGCTGCTACTGTAAACTTGTTGGTTGCAACTGAGAAGTTACCAGCGACATCTGCTGTAAGTTTTACTTCAAGATTGCCGCTGACGAGGAGATCTGCATGAGCAACTACGTCGTCTTGGAAATCTGCAATACCATCAACGTTGAGGGTGCTGTCGAGGTCGGCTGCGCCTTGGACGTTTAATGTGCTATGGGCTGTTACTGCACCATGAAGGTCTGAAGCGAGAGCTACGTCGAGTGCGCCATTGATGTCTGCATCTAGTGCGACAACGAGGTTTGCACCGGTTTTGAGATCGCTTGATGCTGATACTTGACCAGCTTCAACTTTGAGATCGCCAGCGGTGAATTTTGCACCTGCTGAACCTGTGAGTTGTGCTACTGCTACTGCACCAACGAAGGTTGAAGCGCCTTCAACATGGAGTGTGCCATTGAGATCAGCATCAACTGAAGCTGAAAGTACTTCTGCCGATACTGTGAGTGCTTGCATTGAGCCAACGAAAAGGTTGTCCCAACGTTTTGCTACTGAACCTAGGTCATAAGTTAGGTCAGCATTTGGAAGCACATCGTGCATATCTGCTTCGCCACCGACGTATACTTTGCCAACGATTTGTGCATCTTGGCCAAGATACAGGTTTGCGCTACCAGAAATGTCTTGGGTAACAACAATCTTGTTTGAGAAGTCAGCTTGACCTGTTACTGCAAGTGTGCTGTCGAGGGTTGCTGCACCAACAAGGTGTGAGCTCGATGCTGCTGTAAACGAACCTGTGATGTATGCTTCTGCTGCATCAAGCTTGTTTTGCGAATCGTTTGATGTTTGGTTGATATGTGCATAACGCTTAATAACTGCCATGATCTTTTCCTCTTCCTATTGTTTAGGCAACAAAAAAACTTTCAACAGAAATCAGTATCTGTTATTACTCACTTTTTTGTTTTCTAAACGTTGACCATAATGGTCATTCTATAAATATTGTCTAAAAAAACATTTTACAACATGTTTTTTCTAAAACATCTTATTTTATAGTGTTTTGTAAATTTTTTCTTTATAGTTTACAGAAAATGGAAGTTAGCATGGAGGGACCAATCGATAAAATCGTTGGTTGCAGGATTGGAACCGGTTATTGTAAAAAGTAGATCATTTCCGCTTACTTCTAAGTTATAATCCCAAGTATGATCATTTTTGATATCTGGACGAAGAACAGTTATATCATCCGTTACTTGCATCGCTGAAGCTGAAGTATAAGCAACGATGTTATACTTGAAATGGCCACGTTTATTCATGTTTGGAGTTTTACCAAGAATGGTTATGTCTGCATCCAAATATCTTCCATTTGTTGGAACGGTAAGAGTAAAAACAGTTCCATGATTAGAGATAGAACAAGTCATTGGATATACAGCGGTAATTGTTAGTTCTTTTGTTGAAGGCTCTACTGTATAACTTGATAAAACTTCGTTGCTGAAAACAGTTCCAGAACCGGTAAGTGTAAAGGTAGGACCGGCAATAACAACAGAGGCCGTTGTCGTAAATATTGGGGAAGAACCACTAGAAGGAGTTATAACTTCCCATTGCTGAGAACCTCCACCTAGCGAGCTACTCCCAGATTGTAATAAGCTTTGAAGAGTTTCGCCTTTATAAACATATACAGTAGCTGTGGCTGGGGCAGGATTAGCGTTGGCAGTTTGTTGGAAGAATATACCGGGTTGATATTGATAAACCCAATCACGGGCATCGAACTCCGTGATTCTTGTGCCATCTGCCGCTCTGATTACAGCTTCGTAAACATTACTAAAACTATGAGGAACCGTGTTATAAATTCTTTGTCCTGCTTTGGCAGGATCAGAATAATCAACAGGATAATAAGTGAAGAATGCACGACCGTTAGAAGTTGGGTCTGGGCGAAGTTCACCAACGACAAGTTCAACTATATCTTTATCTGGTGCCTCTCCAATTGCTGAAAGCCAAACAGTGTCAGAACCAACGATAAAACGAAACTGTTCTTCTTCGTTTCCTAGTTCTTTATTGTTTGCTGTATGCGCTTTTCCTTGTGTGTTTTTAAAGGCTAAAGCGGCTTTGTTTGCATCGGATAGGGCCATTGGTTAGATCATGTAAACGTAAGTGAGATGTTGGTTAGGTAGCCAGAAAAGTTATAGGGTACGGTTATCTTCAGATATACCCTGTAGTTTGAATTTACTATGTTCTTCGTACCAATAGTTAATCCCCAGTTTGTGTTTAACGCCCTTCCTGCTCCAAATGAGGCTGCTCTGCCTCCTGCTCCATCTCCGTATTGACCGCCTACAAAATCATCATATGCACATAACCAACCCGTTTGTGTTGGAGCACGGAACTCCACTTTCATTTGATTAGCTGCACTAAATATATCCACAACATGAACAATCACGGCACCAGAACCGTTTATACGTAAAACAAAGTTCGCTGCTGCGTCTGTTCCAATAAACATACGATAATATGTTCTGTCTGCTAAACCAAGGCCAGCACTATAATTTACATTCTCAGGTGGGCCGTTTGCAATCGCTGTATAATCTCTAAAAGGTAAAAATAGTTTGCTTTCGCCTACCTGTAAACCATCAGAATAACCAGAAGTCGCTCCAACCAAAGATATAGAACTATCCCAAATATCTGACATTAAGTTACTACTGCTAAAATCAGAGTTTGAAGGTAAACGATATGTTTCTGAACTAAAGTTTTCGTTTGTATATGTTGTTGTATCTGCAACGTTGTCAATCAAAAGATTATTAATTGCAACACCAGAACTTTGAACGTTACCAGCAAAAACTGTTGGTGTAACTGTTTTAACCGTTACAGAACCATCAATGATCCTAATTCCAGAAGTTTGGAAAGCTGCATATTTTGTATAATCTAAATCTGTTTTGTGAATACCCAAAGAAGGCGGAAATGCTTCTGAACTTAACGATTGTAGGCCATATGATGTATTGAATGTAACCGGATTAACGCTGTAAACACTGCTTGCATAGACGTTTGAACTTCTTATTGAATAAGTGAATGTCCCAGCCGTATAATATGTTACACCAGAAAGATAACGAGTGTTTGTAAAGTTTAAATCTGCAATCTGTTCGTTTGAATAAACAACAGCAGCACCACCAGCATCTACAAACCACTCAAATGTATTGGTTGTATAAACATTCAAGGCATCAATATAATGTTCGACCTTTAAAGTGTTATAACCATTTACTTGATCTGCCGCAGCTACTCGCCATGTTCCTATACGATATTTGAATCCATCGAAAGGAATACCTGTTGTAGAAAACAACACGGAGGTAGCTTCAGAAAGAACAAAACCTGTCCCATTATCATTGACTGCACTTGGATCTGTTAAATCAATACTTCGAACAACAACATCATTCAAGTATAAACGAAGTGTTCCAACATTACCTTTGTTTAAAGCACGGGCAAAATAAGAAGGATAAGGTTCACCGGGACCAAGAGAAACATTACTTGCAAGATACCCAGTTAAATCTGTACCACTAGCTATCACACCAATAATATTTCCATTATTACTATAAACTTCATCAACATTTATCGTTGGAATTGGTGTATAACTGCTAAATGGATGTGTGCCATCAACAACTAACTTGGCCGTTACACCAGCAACATTTGATGATATCGTTGACAGGTTTGGGGGTCTGGTTGGAGCAAGAGCTTTTAAAACAGCGTTTATCTCATGGATTGCTGTTGTAACAGTTGTGTTTGCTGTCCAATCTTCAAACAATCCATTTGCATATGACAAAATTCCAATGTCACCAATAGGTAAACCTTGAAGGGGTTGAATTGTACCAGAAAGAGTTAAACCGCCACCAAGAACAGTTCTCTTGGTTTCTGAACCAGAAATATAAAAAAATGTATCCGAGCCAATACCCGTTGTATCAAACTTGCTATTATCAATATTGCCAGCATTGGGTGGGATGCCATCGTTTTCAATTCCATAAACAAGAACAGATGCACCTGTCCCGGTTGAGCCACTTGCAATGATTTTGTTTGTGCGAATTTGAGAGGCTCTAAAGTCGAATGACATAATCTTGCTTCTTATGGCTTTTTCAATAGTCCAGCCAACATTCTATTCATATATATCGACTCTTTTTACAATGGTTACTATATCATGAACTTTTACAAAACATTAGAAGTATCTCACGACGCATCTCAAGAAGAAATAAAAAAGGCTTATCGAGCTCTTGCCCTAAAATATCATCCTGATCGTAACCCCGATAACCCCGAAGCAGAAAAAAAATTCAAGGAAATAAATGCTGCTTATGAAACATTAAGCGATCCACAAAAAAGATCTCAATACGATCAAGAAAGTCAAAGACCAAATCGAGGTCCATTTATTCGACCAGAAGATATGTTCAATGATCTTTTTGGTAACTTCCACAATCACCCGTTTGGATTTAATAATCCAATGCCGGGAATAAGAACAGTTCGCTTCTCCGCTGTTGTCAACCTAACACTCGCAGAAACATTGCAAGCTCAAGAACGCCTTGTAACAATTGGTTTAAGAAAACGATGTGCGAAGTGTAGGGGTACAAGTATCATTGGAGCACAACGCTGCGATGACTGTAAAGGCACAGGTTGTCAATCCTGTAGTGGAACAGGTGTTGTTAGCAGACTTTGCAGTGATTGTTCTGGAAGAGGTTATAACGAGGAAAGAAAAGAAGTAAGAGTCAATATTCCCCGTGGTGTTATATCAAACGTACAAGTTCAAACACAAATCCCAGAAGGAATGTTGGTTACAACAATCCAAGTAAACTTACCAGAAGGAATTCAAATCGGTGCAGATGGTAGACTCCTAAAAGAAGTGTTGATACCATATCATGTTGCTGTTCTTGGTGGAAGCTATCCTGTTGAAATGATTGAAGGTAAAGAAATAACTGTTAAGTTTCCACCGCTCAAAAATGGTCAAATGATTAAAATTAAAGAACGTGGATTATACGCTGGTCCCGTTTCTAAAGAACGTGGAGACTTGTTCCTAATTCCCCGTGTAGATATTCCATCAGAGATAACACCCGAATACAAAACAATCGTTGAAGAGATGGCTAAGCTATATAGCAACCCCACATAGGAGATTATCATGTCTAAACCAGCATACAAACTAAGCGATGAATTGATTGGTCAAGTAGCTAAGCTACTTCAAATGGCACTTCTTACAGGAACAAGCATCGTAGATAACCTACGTCTTGTTCGTGTAACTTCAACAGAAGATGAATCAGAAGTTGTTCTTGCTCCAGAATATAAGGAGTATTTTGATAACAGCATCAATCAGCTTGTTGATGAAGCTGAGACACTAAAAGAAGAGATGCAGAAGACTCCCGCTCAAGCCTGAGCAGGTGGTTCAGTTTTAGGTTTACGCTTTGGGGGAAGTCTTGTCGGCTTCCCTTTTGCTTTTCCAGCTTTAAGGGCTGCTGTAACCTCTGCTGGTGCAGAAATAGATGGAATAACTGGAAGGTTTGGTTCTGCGGGAATTTCTACCTTGATAACAGCTTCGGGCACAGGGGCAGGACGAGTCTCTCGTGTGGTAGAAGCAGGAAGACGTTCATCCAGTGCATTAGCTAGATCTGCAAGTAGTATAAGTGCGTTTGCTCGCTCTTCCAATTCCAAGGAAGTAAAACTTCCAAGGAATCTACCGAGAAGAGCACCAACGGCAAAGAGCATTGCTTGCTCTGACCAATGAAACGAATTTACAAAAAAACCTGATGCTCCAAGCACAAAGGCGCAAACAAGCGGACTTAGTAGTGTTGAAGATTTTGCTCTTTGACGATGCTTAAAAGCTGTTTCACGAAGACTGTTTGTGTTGATTGATGACATTTGTTTTTATTACTCCTTGTTTTTGTATTCTGCGAAGAAGAGAACCACTCCGATAACTACGGCAAGTGGTACTGCGAGAAGCACGATTAGAATTTTTATATGTTTCTTTCCTTTTTTTGTAACTACAGTAACTACAGGTTTAGCGGTAAAAGGTACGATACCCTTGATAATACGGGCGACGATTATATCCACCCTGCCGAGGAGCACCAATCGAAGGAACCGTTACCATCGCATTCTCCGACTCCATGATCGAATAATGCGGAGACAAGAGATCAACCACACGTTGACGATTATCAGCCTGAATAATCCAGCTCTTCGTGGCAGGATCATAACTGCGCTGCTTGTAAGGAATCGTCTTGATCTCTTCCACAATACGAGGAGTGATCTCCTTGATCCATTGGAAGCTCACAACAATCTCATTCGTTGCAGAACGATAAGCAATCTTGGCTTCCGGCATACCGGGGTTGCTAACCTGCTGTGCAACCTTTACAGGGTTAGCCACAATCCACTCCTTGCACTGTTCCGTGATCTCGTCAACCTTGCCATCAAAGCAAGGCCAAAACTCCATCACAGCACCAATGAACTTCTCATGCTGGGCAGCAGGAGCCTCATAAGGCCCACCACCTCGACGGCGAGGAACCACAATACCGGGAATCACACGCATAGCGTTGAATCCAGCCTTGTTGCTAGATCCAATAAGGAAAAGCTTACCATTCTCAAACTTGAGCTCAGCAGCACCCGTCGAGCTCTCACCAGAAAGAACACCAGCAAGACCCACAAAACCAAGGTGCTTCACAACTTGAATCAAGTCACGCTTGGGAGTAGGAGCGATAGGAAACGACAACATAAAGTCGATCACCTTGGCAACTAGACTGCAATCCTCGCCAGAGATAAGGAACTGGTTCATTGCCGTGCCCCTGCTAGCACGCTCCACCTTCTCCAACAAAACCTCAGTCAGAGCAGTCCAGACGGGTTGAATTGTCTGCGGAAGCATATGAGCTTCCACATTAAGAGTGTGGATCGTAGCCATAGCGAAGTTGGCAGGGATAGTCTTGGCAAAGAGGTGAGTATCCTTCTTTGCACAAATCGGGCCAATTCCACGCTCCCACGAAGCGGGATCGGTGAGAGGAAGGAAACAACGGGAGCAGCGACGCACATCGTTACAGGAACGAGTGAGCTTGCCAAGACCAGCGAGAATCGAGTTCAGTTTGGAGGTCGTCGTCATACCCAGAGAATATATCATGGGGAAGAATAAGTAAAGGATTTTATTTTATCTTGTTTTCAAGAGTTTTCAGGAACTATAGCAGTCATGTCTACGTTCCACCAGTTTCCTTTAGCTGTACGTGTACGTGTGAACCCTAGTTCTGTTAGTTTCTTTGCTAGCAGTTGTACTTTGTAGTTGGAAATATGAACAAGGCCCATAGAACGCATATACGCCATTCTAGCGTCAAGAACTTGTTGGAGCGAGCAACGGTGCATTTTTGGATTTGCGGGCTTTAATAAAGCGAAGAAGGCCGAATCCGTTGATGTTAAAGATTTAATCTCGGTTGGTTTTAGTTCAACGTTTCGATTCTTCTTTAACCATGAAACATAAAGTTCGTTTACCTTTTCGTGAGAGTTGTTATATGCTGGATACTTCATCACAGATTCAACAATAACTTCTAGTTCATTGCTTAGTTCTTGAGGTTTTGTGAAATGTTTTAGATATGTCTTTGCATTCTTACATAGTTCTCCTTTAAGAGCTCCACGGGCACGATCAGAAGAAAGCAACCTGTGCATTACCACATTACGTACACCTTCTGGTACAAGTTGTGTTTGAAGCATGTCTCGGATCTTTGCGACAGGTTCTGTTGCCCATACAGAAGCAACTGTTGGTCCTTTGGTCAAAGGTTTTGATTTACTTTTGACTTGAGTTATTTTCTGTGCCAAAAGTTTTGAAAGATATTCTTTTGGCAAGTCTGCGATAGCGACATTGTTAATTCTACCGTATTTTCCTTTTAGATGGTTGCTTGGAGGAATGACAACGTAACCATCTGTACCTCGTACATCTACTTTGTCTGCAAGAAGTGATACAGAGTTCTTGATTGGATATTGACTCCAGAACCATAGATGGTGTCCACCACTTCCTGTACGATAAGAAAATGTTTGTGGTAGTTCTTGGAGGATTGGATGTTCTTTTGCATCCACATCAATAACAACAAGGTACTTTTGGGTTGTTTTTGAATAACGTCCCGTTGCAAGACCATAGTTCATCTTCTTGCTTGCGGATAACCATTCCGTTACTTTCTCCGGTTTGTTAGATGCAACGATTTTCCAGTTATAACGGAAGAGTGGATGTTTGCCGGGAGAAGCGCAGTCTGGTTTACCGCAGGAACATGTTCCGCCATCCCTGATGGAATATAGTGGAAGAATATATAGTTGATTATCGAAGACGGTTTTGGAGATAAGGTTAAGGGACTGTTCGGCGGGGGAAGAGATGCTCATGAGCTATAAGGTAACTCATGAGAATTTAGGTTTCAAGGGATTGTTTTAAAGATCCAGTTCGCTAGTTGTCATCCAAGTAGGATTGGTGCCGAAAGTACTATCATAATAGTTTCCAATATATGTTAGTGTAACACAACCACCAGTATCACCAGCACCTGTTATAAAAAGAGGTGGGAGGACTGGACCCGAAAACCTTATTATTGCGTCTGATCCATTTGGATGAACGTTAACAGTATTAAGAGAACCGGCATCTATTCTTCGGATAACATATGTTGTTCCAAGAGGAGTTGTTGCAGATGCTGGTAGATAAACTGAAAATGGCCCACCATCAGTGACGTTTACAATCACCAAGTAATCTTCTAATGTTAGAGTATATTGTATGGATGATGGGGATGAATAGTAATTATAACCTTTTATTTGATAGGCCAATCCACCTTTTATTTTAACCATGCCTTCTTGGTTAATGCTATCAACACTAAAAAGATCTTTTCTACTTATATCGAGATCTCCAGTACCATTACCAACAACAAAAAGAGAAGTTGTATTGTTTCTGACATTAAATCTTCCTGTTGCAGTTTGTATGATAGAGGTTGAAGACAAGGCTGTACCATCAACAGCGCCAGAGGCTATTGTTCCATAGCCGCTAGCATTAGAACCCGTGCCAAATGCTATGGTGTATATGCCTTCGGCATGAGAGTAACTTCCAGAAGCTGATGTATGATATCCTTCTGCATGAGCAGCATCTCCACAAGCTGATGTTTCTTTTCCTTCAGCGTGAGCAGCATAACCTCGATGTGTTGAGTTGTTATAAAAAACATTTGTTTTTTCTCCTTCGGTATGAGAATAAGAGCCATAAGCCAAAGTTCCTTTTCCTTCAGAATGAGCGCCAGCATTATGAGCAACTGTACTTTCTCCTTCTGCGTGAGATGCAGCGCCATGTGCAATTGTAGAGGTGCCTTCTGCGTGAGAAAAAGTGCCCTCTGCAAAAGTACCATAACCCTCTGCATGAGAGAAAGCACCACCTTTTACATCTACACGGCCTTGATATAAAGATCCAGATACAACAACATCCCCACCAAATACAGCAATCCCAGCTTTTGAATCTGTTTTTGAGTTAACAGCCCCAGAAACATATAAGAACGTATCAAGAGCTATAGATGCAGATTGAGGAAATACTCCCGAGTTAACACCGCCATGGTTATCTGTGTTCGCAGTGTTTCCATAAATTAGAATTTTGTTTGTTGGACCATCTGGATCATTTGCGATGATCTTGTTTACTTGTACTTGTCTTGCTCTGAAATCAACTGGGTTTGTCATATATTCTTCTTTCTGCTAACTCTTATACAACCAATATCATGTTGCGGAGAAGTAAGTGGTATTGATAACTCCTTCATTTACTGGAAATCCTTCAGCTTCTATACCATAGATGAGAAGTTTTGATTGACCGGGACTCGTATTTTTGACAATGATTTTTTGTCTGTATTTGATCTGCACGAAAGTCTATTGAATTTGACATGTTTTATTATCCTGTTATTTTAAGATATATAGTAAAAATAAATCCTATTGTTTTTAGTCTATACACATGCAATAAATCATGGTACTGAGCTCTTGAATATTGCCCATTTATTAGCGCCGACCGTTGCATCAACCAATACAAGGTAATGCATCTTGAACAAGTCAAGCGTGTAATCACCGGCAGTTGAGTTAAAGGCTTTAATAAATATTGTACCAGCAACCGCAGAAGACAACGCAATGTTGTTCAAGTTTGTTGTTGCATAGCCATAAATGTGGAAAGAGCGTCCAAGAACGTGATCTGCGGCTGCGATTGTTACACCTTGATTGTTTGCTGTAACAGTCACGTAATAGAAGTTCTTGTTTGTTGGAAGAGTTACAAACGGAGTTGTTGTTGCTGCTGTTGTTGAAATAACGCTGTTAATACCCCCAGCAACTGTTAGGTTTCCGCCAATCAAAACATTTCCAGAAGCTGTAACATTTGATGCTGTAAGGTTTGTAATCACAGCATTTGTTATACTTGCATTCGATGCAGTCATAACAAGACCACCGCCAGCAGTATAGGTAAGTTGGGCCAATCCAGCAAGTGCACCAAGGTTGTTGTATTGGATTTGAGTGTTTAATCCACCAGCGCCAGCACTTGCTGTTGCTGCACCCGTAATTGCAATCTGCCCGTTTGACTGTGTGGTCAAGACAATGTTTGGCCCACCGAGAAGATATGGTGTTACACCATCCGAAAGATACTGTAATGATCCAGAAAGACCACCAGTGTGGATTGCATTACCGGCAAAGGTAAAGTTGCTACCAGCAGCAAAGGTTGAGGCTCCTGTAAGGTTCAAACCACTTGAAGCTGTAAGTTGTCCACCTACGTTTACTGCGCCTGTAAGCTGTGTTGTTCCTTGTACACGAAGATTGTTAGCTGTTGAGATCTGACCAGATGCAGACAATGTGCTGCCAAGGTTTACTGCACCTGTAAG